CCAAACGCAAAAGAGCTTGCACATAGTACAAGTAATATAATCAAAAATCTTTTCATATTAACTCCTTAGAGATGCGGGGCAGGGATTGCCCACCCCGCAAATATATTCAGTTACGGTCTTGCGCCTACTGCGATGTAGTTGAAGTCTTTATCAGCTACGCCACTGCAAACAAAGTTTGATGCAGTAATTGTAGTTGTAAATATCCTTGTATCTGCGCCTGCGTCTTCAGCATACGATACAGTGACAATCGGAGCTGTAGCGAATGCAACTGCAAACGAGTTTGTCTGTAACAGTGCCGCTGTCGCTGTAATCTTCGCCGCCTGAATCATCAGACCAGTCGTAGCATCTCCACCAACAACAGCATACTTACCGTCAATAGCGCAATCGCCAGAAACAGTAGCCGCACCCGCTATAGCAACCGTTGTCTCGGTCAGCGTCAGCGTGTTAGCGTCACTCTGGTCGATTGTAGCAGCACCATCAAACAGGATGGCGTTATCGCATCCAGTTATATAGAGACCATTGTACCAATCCAAACCGTTAGACTTGATATACATTGCACTGAAGTTTGCGCTTCCGTCAATCGTACCACTTGCACCTGCGTCAATAGATGAGTCAATCGTTATGCCTGACAGACGCTCAGTAGCACCAACAGTAAACGTGGACGCCGATTCAATCGTTGCCGCTATAGCATCGAATGTACCATTACCACTTAGAACGCTAGTGCCTGACTGTTCAGCATAAGCCCAAAGTCCAGCATGAACGCCGTTAGCAACATTCGCACCACGCAGTCTGAACTGATTTTCTGCACCAACCATTGTGACATCGTTCGCTTGGTTAGAAGTAACCAAGAGCCTCGAATACTTTGCCGCCATGACATGACCAGCCGATATAGCAGTTTTGATTTCGTTGTACTGCCCAAAACCAGCCATTGTGTTGTCAGAGCCAGTGTCGGTCAATTCAGCGTGTTCCCCTGTATATCCCCAGCCACCAATATCTATACGGTCAGATATATCCAGCTCGCTTAGGTCGGTTATTCCGGTAACACCAAGCGTTGTATCAAGTGTGACAGCTTCATCAACATTCAGCAAACCCTTAATCGTAGTGATTTCGGTAGTCTTGCTTATATCAACAGCGTCAGCAGTAGTAACACCAAGATCCAGTGTTCCGGTTGTCTTAACATCAATACCAGCTCCAGCATCAACTGTGATAGCCGTTGCGTCAATAGTCGCGTCAACAATCAGATCGTTGCCAGCAGGATCAATCGTAAGATCGCCCAAGCAGTCAATCTCGTCATCAACAGCAAGAATACCATTGCTAATACTTACTGCATAACTTCCGGAAGACATAATCAATAATGTTGCCTCGCCAGGAGTGTTTGCGGTTGCGCCAGTTCTTGCGTCTGTTATTCCAATTAATGGAACATCGGCAGTTCCGGCAGCATTTGTCTGATCTATAGTAATTTCTTCAGTAGCTGATCCTAAATTAATATCTACATCAGCATTAGCCTCCAATTCTCCGTTCATTGTTGCTTTTCCGCTAGCAGAAATAGTGGTAGCAGAAATAGCACCAGAAACAGCACCAATAAATGTATCTGCCTCAATAGAGTTTACGCCAGTAGATACTCTATTAATTCTGACTGTACCATTTTCGGTACTCGTCCAGTTATCGATCTCTCCTGCTGCAAACGCAAATACAGGCGCAAGCAGAATAAACAATGATACTATAGCCCCAAAAAGAATCTGCTTGATTCCTATTGAACCTACTTGTCCATCACTATTTACATCTACATGATTCAAGACAAACCTTTTCCAGTTATCAATCATTTTTCTCTGCTTTGCCGCAATAGCGTTACACTTCTTATTTAATCCCTCAAGAGTTACTTCCTCTTCTACTTCTTTAATTTCTTTTTTCTTCCTCATCTTTTCTCCTTGTTAGAGTCTGGGGAGACTCTCCCATTTAAGGGGTTTAAAGTAGGTGAGGTAGGATTACTACCCCACCCACTTATTTTACTTTATACTCCGACATTACCACGAATTGAGTGCGGTCTGTCTGCGCCTGTTCCGAATACCATACGAATATATTTGCAATACACATTAGGATTGCCACAATCATATGAGTTTACGGTAGGCTTGACGCCCCAATACCAGAACAGCTCATAGTTGCTGTCTTTCTTGGTGCTTCCGAACCAATATGTGGATGAAGTCAGGTAATTCCATACCTGATATGAAAGCCCGTATTCAGTCAGGAAGTTCTTATCATTTAAAGAAACTCCAGCCTTTTGCACGGATTTCAAAACAGTAATCGCTGTGTCTTCAAGATCAGAAGGGATAATTATCTTATCCATGATCAGAGGACGTCTGCGACCACGTTCACTTTTATTCTTCCTGAAGTTTAACCTCATCGTGGCAACCGCTGCTTGCGTCATCACGGATGATGTTTCTTCATTGTCCCATGTACCAACAGAAGGGTCTTCATATTTGCGAAGTTTATCGCAAAGATTCATACCATCAGCACAAGTCCATTCAACGGTAGTTGAAAACGCCGTGTTGAAAGGAAGAACCGCAGATAATTCAATCGTATCTCTTGTGGACTGATTGAGGTCTTGCATCTGCTTATCTATTACCCTGAACTGATCTGTTTCCCGAAGTCTCTGCTCAATACGAAGACCGAGCCTGTATGTTTCGGGTGTGTACGTCTGGTCAAAGCCCTGAATGATGTTCGTCAGAGGCATTTCATCAACGTCACGGGATTTAGGAACTATACCAGCCGATGTCACATATGAGTGCTTCTCATAAGCTTTATTGGTTGATAATACATTCCAAAACTTGAGTCCTTCTACTGGTTCCTGCCACATTCTGCGTTTAACGAATGCGAAACGTGAATCTAACACATCCGCAAAGTTTTCCGCCATCAGTACGCCGGGAGCAGAAAAGGTATTTGTTACTGCACTAGCTGTAGTAGACATTTTCTTATCTCCTTAATTATGCAGGCGTAGCTTCAAGACATACCGTAAGTATTCTGAAACGTACCCTTGCTTTGATGTCATCTGAGGCGTATTCAGCAGGACTGAATCTATTCCCTATATCTGTTATAACAACCGCAGGATTGCTTGTATCGCCAACATCAACGGTAACGACATTACTTGTAACGTCTATACCATATTGATCTCCGATATTTGCATCCGCAACTGTTCCGTCTAGTTCATTACCCTCAAAGATATGATCTGATTCGATAATTCCAACTTCTTCTAAAGTTGTGCTATTACCAGGATCAGTCTGATCCGAGAGTGCAAGATACTTTATCCCACCCGTACCCGCATCATCATCAGAGGCGCAAGAGTTCAAAAGACCGTTTGCGTCCAGATTCAGAAACTGGCCAGCATTCCAAGACTGACCGTTCAGGATGAGCTTTTCTATTGTCGCCATAACTGGCCCAGAAACTAATTCTGGGTTTTTAGGCGTTAGTGTAGCTGCCATTGTTTAATCTCCCATTTCTTCCAAACCATATCGGTTCCCAGTATTATCAACAGCCTTGTATTTGTCCCCCGCACCAGTTCTGGCATCTTCTAATTCTTGTTTAGCCATGATCGCTGGAGCCTCCCTATACATTCGGTGTTCTTTTTCGGAACACATTGTCAATGGATCACCTTTATGATTTATGATTTTATTTGCTATTTTAACTTGTTCGTATCCTTTGCGTTTCCAGTTGTCAGCAGAATCCGATCCGTCTTGATAACAGAGATGCATACCATTGGCTTTCTCGCCAAGTGCTTTTAGGGCATCTTCCATTATTCCCTTGCGATCATCTTTATAAACCGCTTCAATCATTTCGTCTTCTGTAAGCTCAACATCTGGTGCTTTCTTTTGAGGATTTTCAACATCTTGTTCTATTTCTTTTTCTTCTATTTTCGTAGTCATCGTGTCTCCTTAATTCATTTCGATTTCAATAATTGAATCGTTTTTATTGGATTGATCGTTTCCCCAAATTGCCGAGGCAAGTTTATCTGCCCTAGCCTTTGCTTCATCGACCACCTTCTGACTACTAACACGAACGCCCGTACCGTTGGGCATAGATGCCGGTGGATTCAAAGAACTACCCTTCTTCTTCGGAATATACTCTTTAAAAGCTTTAGCAGCTTCTTTTTGAGCATCCGAAGGAAGCGCGTTAAACCAATCCTGCTTGGATAATATAGATTTTGCTTCTCTTATTTCCTGACCTTCAGGACTAACCGTGTCATCAAGCAATTTCCTAACTTCTCCAAGAAGATAGCCGTCACGCTCTTTCAGTAGTGATGCTATATCGCTTTGCATTAATTTAGCACCCTTCCTGAATCCCGCCGCTGGGTCTTCATTAAAAGATTCGCCAAACTCGTCTTCGTCCAGCCAACTTTTAGATTCAACCTGCTTCTCCTCTTTACGCATGGATTTAATTGTTTCTGCCTCGCCTTTCAGGTAAGCCAATGTTTTTTCAATTTCGGACTTTTCGGCCCTCAATTTATGAAACTCTGCTTGTGCCTGTTTAATGGCTTGGCGCGTGTCTTCAACACGCTTAGAGTCTTTACTGCCAGCATCATCCGCCTCTTTCGAGGGAGTGGATTCATCCGCAGTGCCGTCATCTTGGTTTTGGGTGTTCTCGGAATCACTTACAAAAGGATTATTATCCTCTGGCATAATGGCGAGATCAGAGTCCATTTCCATGATTTCTCCTAGCAACGTCATCGGTGTTGCATACCGTTTTAACATCTAGGGAGTTCTGTTCGCAGGCGTAATATTTTACGGATTCTACGACATTCTCCCCTTAGTAAATCATCGTTCTTCTGTTCTAATGTTTCCCTATTCTTCTCTAAAACTTTCATTAAATAAGACTCAAAAGCGACATACATCTGAGTATCAATAAGTTCCCTTATCTCACGAATCTCGCTTTCAGTAAGGTCAATCTCAAATCCTTTATTAAACATTGGTTGCGCCTCCACTTGCCAGCTGACCCTGCATTCCGGCAATCTGTTCTCCAGCAGCCTCGCCTATGGTATCAACCTGCGGTTGAGCCTGAAGCGAACCGACTCCCTTGGTTGCATTCTGCGATTCAAGAAATTCTGTTTCTTGTATATGTCTATCAAGAAGAAGCACGTTAGAGAATTGTTCCTCTACTCCGTTATACTGGATTCTTGCTCCCTTATGCTCGTAAAGCATAGCCTGAAAATCCTCATTCATTGAAGGAGCTACATATACACCGTCTTCCAAAATCATTCTGTTTTCGGCTCTAGCCTGTATAATGGATTTATCCCGCAAGTCAGGAAGAATGAATCTATCAACATTCATATGAAGTAGAATTGGGAAAATCTCTTTAGCAACTAACCGCATATCCATAACGTCCTTAAAGAACGGGAAAAGACTCTGCGCCGCAAACGTCATACCCTGCTGTTGCATAAAGTTCTTCTCGTAGTCGTCAACAAGCGTAATCTCGATGTTGAAATCTCCATACATGTCTGCTGGTTTTATTATTGGATATCGCTTCTCGTCCGAGATTTGAAGTATCTGGTTTTCTGCCGCGTAGATATGCCAGAGTCTAACGCCCTTCTTGGCGTAAAAACGCAAATACTTGTTAAGAATATATTTTATTATCATCATATGCGGGCGATTAGCTGAATCATAAGCATTAGTAGCTTCGGCTGAACTGGTGCGTCCCCCCATAGGATCGCCCCTAACAGCTCTGTTATTGCCTGCAGCTTCATCACTATCAGAATCTAAATAGTTTAGTACCCCAAGATTGTCTCCAACAGAAAGCATGTTAAATTCTTTTATGTCGGTATTAGGATCATCACAATAATACTGCTTATCCTTCCCGAATCGAAAGTCATTATCATCGGTAGTTACCGCACCACGCTTTATCATTAACGGTCTATTATTCCTCAAGGTCTTGTCGTCAACGATCTGCTGTTTCGTTGTGGTAGCCTCATAGAAATTAGAGCGGAGGATTTGCGCCAATGAAACCTTATAGAGTTTATCGCTATCATCTGGTATTGAATTAAGCATTTCAAACGGATACTCGTCATCTGGGTCGGGGTTCCTCTGTATCCTTAAACACAAACCCTCCGCAGGATTAAGAGAAGATACAAGTGTAACCCAAAATTTCTTTGGCTCATGATTTTTCTCGTCCCAGCGTTCGCCCTCTGGCTTAGTTTCGTCTATAGGCAATAACGCATGGACATCGAACTGTAGAAGCGTTCCGCTATTAGTGTCATTAGTCTCTGTTGGAAATCCGGCATTAGCGTCCTTGTCGCCCTTAAGGTTGGCATCGCCTCCTGTATATAAATAAGAACTATCTATCTTATCAGTGTTAAAATACTCGCCCATTTTCTCCATGCTTCTTGCTATAGAGGGATTTGTTGCCGATTTAACTATGATAATATTCTGCGCCTGCATGTCCGCTATGTTCTGGTCTGCATAGAATAATTCGTTCTGGATAATTCCACATGAAGGGCGGTTATCAACATTTACCGTCCTGCGTTCAAGCTTGGTAGTGCCATCATCCTGCGGGTATCTATCCAGAATATCAGCCTGTCTGCGCTTCCATCCCATATATATAGGCTGATTACCATACTTGAACAGCTGATATGCAAGTTCGATATTCTTTATCGGGAAATTGTCTGCTTCGCGCGTCCATCGCATTAATAGATTGTGCTGATTAGCAAGTTCTTCAGACTGCGCGGGTGATGCGTATAATTCAGGATTATATCTTGACGTAAACGTAAATGGGTCTTTTTTGCTTTCAACTACTGCAACGAATTGAGCCGCCAACGAACGTACCTGTCTGAAAAATAATGTTGAACCAAGTCTCTTATTATTAGGCTCTCCGATATCATTACCACTCCTATCCATCCGCTTGCGTTCAGTATCAGAGTTGTCGGGATTCTGGCCGCACTTAAACATATCATCAGCTATCTTCCAAATGTCTTCAAGCTCTTTGCGGCCAGTCTTGTAGCGGTTAAAGTGATAGTCAATATGAGCTAAACATTTTTTAGCAAGTTCTTCGTCTTCGGCAAGATTAATTATTTCTAATTCGTTTTCTAATACAGGATTTTCTTCGACTGGTTTCTCTGGAATGAAGGTATCTTCTTGCGACATATTACTCTCCCAAATAAAAACTCTAGACAGAACGGTTCTATTTCAATGAACCACCGCTAGAGTTTTTAAATGAGTATGTCAACAACGAAATGTTTTTTGAGACTTTTTGTTATTCGTATATTATTGGCTTAACAATACAACCCCTTTGCGAGACTATATATTTATGTTTTGATTTCTTTGTGGTGTGTGCGTCTGTTGATTCGCGTACCATCCAATATTCAAACTTTTCTGGGTCAACACAGTGAAGATGCGTTGATAGTTCTGGAACTTGTATTGTGCAACCTATCTTGTCTGCCCTATGTCTGGCACAATGTTCTTTTTTGAAAAATATAACATCTCGCCCCACATCAATAATTTCGCAGAAGTTTGTAATGTGGCTGTAGTCTACCGGAATCTCAAGATATTTGCCATTGCCTATATCCAGACCGCGCTTACCGTTTCCGATATTATCGCCAAGGGCGCATCTTCGTATTAGGATAAAGTTGGAATTTGGTCTAATGAGCTTTATGTCCATTATTTCTTCTCCTTGTATTCCGGCCATCTTCCGATAACATCGAGGAAAACCAGACGAAGATCGCCTAAATCTTCCTTTGCCTCGTATGCCTTTGCTATATGTTTCTCATATTTTATTAGGAATGTTCTTAACTTATCGCCCGCTACTTTCCTTATGTCCATTATATCCTCCTGTAATCCGGTTTTAACTGTTTCTTTTTCTTCTGAAGTGGGTCTGCCCAAACATTGTTTGGGTTATAGTTGCTTGTCGCCTGAAACATACTACCATAGTACCGCATAGGTATCATTGCGGCGTAGGCCATAGCATTCATCAAATGATCATCCTTCTTAACTGGAACCTCTCTTGGGTCTTCTTTTTATTTTTCGTTCTCATCCCAATTGTAATTCATTATCTCGCTATAGAAGTTTGTGCAAGTGTTAAAAACATATAGTCTTGGTGCACCCATCTCGCCAGTAATAAGATGTTTACGTTCAGGATCAATAGCAAGAAGTTCCTTAACCATAGGAATCCAGTGTTCGGTATTCTTTCCTGAAGCCTTAATAAGCCTTCTTAATCCCGCCTGCTGATAAAGCCAACCGTAGTTCTTACCAGAGGAAGCGTCAGAAAGCGAAAACGATCTACTATCCATTGCTTGTTTGGTTACTGCTTCGGTAATGAATTTCTCCTCATACTGTTTAACGATAGCACCCGTTGAGGAGTTTTCGTATGTGCTTAAATAATCGAGTTTATTACCAGACATTTCAACAATCTTATTTACATTCCATGTTATAGTTCTGCCCCTAGCATAGTATTCCCTAAAGATAATAATGTTCATCTTCTCGTCAACAGCAAACCACAGACAGGCGGTGGGATTTGTCAGGCCATGATCTATGCCCCTATAGATGGTTAGATTCTTTGGAGGAGTTTTCCATAGTGGGGCTATCCAGTGTACTGCTGGGTTCCACTCATCGAACACAAGTCCTGCGGTTGTGTGCCACTCTCCGAATACCCTGGCTCTCCCCTCTGCAAGCATTTTGGGATTATTGGTTCGCATAGGTTCTTCTATCCACTTAACAATCTGTTGCCTCTTTTTGTGTTCAGGATAAATCCAGTCGGGAACATCGTGAATGCTTCCACTGCTATATGTCTTAACCGTATGCCCTTTAGTAACCACTCCCGTCAGAAGCGGTCTTATCCAGCCAGCACCACCCGTATCAGGGCGACCAACAACCTTGTGTGGCGTTAAGGAGAATATGTGTTTCCCGTCTGTGGTTGCCGTTCCCCTGTCTGCCCCATCAAACATAGCTTCTTTCCCCTGCTCATCCCATAACCACCACTTCAAAGCACCGCCCTCATAGTTGCCCTGATCCATCTCGTAAGTGTAAAATCCTATATAACTATTACTGCCAACCAGTGTTATTCCGCTATCATGCCCCCAAGATGGTTCATCCTTCATCTTCTTGCCTTTATACGTCCTGCCATAGATGCCTAACTCTGAATCTGGTGTCCACTTCTTTATCATCTCTTTCCACATAGGGTCTTTCATTTTAGCGAGATTATATGAGCAAACGCCACCAGATACGGGTCCGAGAAAGTCCTGAAACCTAATACCGTGTTCTTTAAATATCGGCCATTCAGGGTCACACTTAATCGTTCTAAAAGTTGTTAGGCACTTTATCCACGCACTAGTTGATTTCCCTACGCGGTTAGGGTCAACCACAGCAGATACACTACTAACATCATCATTAATAAATTCAAGCTGTTCCTGTGAGTTTGGGGCGTAGAACATGAGTGGATTTTTCTTTTGCGCCAAAGTCATCTTCTTAAAGTAGTCAAACAACTTCTTGTCGTTCATCAACTTCTCTTTACTGAAACATAATACCGTAAGACCGAGATACAACTTCATTGTGTTTTCTGATCTTACGGCATTAAGCAACTTATCGTTACCGAGATAATCCTCATGCGTAGTCTTTATTATGTCATCATCGGTAACTATGCGGTAGATAAATTTATTCAAACTTTCCTATCTCTTAATCATTGTGTGTTTTAAAACATCATAGTCACAATACTGCACTATGCATAAACCATTGGCAGAATCTATTCGCCAGACAACCTCTCCATCCCTACGCAAGTAGTGTGTCTCGCTATAAAGCGGATGAGACGGATCAGACTTATTTACATCGATCTGATCCCATTCCTGCCCGAAACGATTTGGGAGAATCCACTTTATCGTGAACGGAATATCTGTCTCGTCCAGCTCTTCCCCATCCATACGTTTATACATAATGTATCTAGCTATTCCATCAACGAAATAAACCGCAATCGAATGGTTTGGGTCAAGCGAATAGTATCTCGTTGTCTCTCCGCTTATATGGGTTGATGTAGTATTGGGCTTGCCATAACGGGCGTCACACTGTTTAGTGGTTTCGCCCATCATTGCCAAACTGCTCGATACCATTGTCACGAATAGAATAGATACTACGAATAGGTTCTTTAGGTCTTTCATTTTTGTCCTCCTTTAATTTAAACTCACTATATTGAAAACAGTGATCACATTTTACATTATCATTATCACAGTTTTCTCTACGAACACACCACCCGCCCGTAGAATAATTACCCCTTGACTTTGCATTTCTCCCCATAGATAATCCTTTCGTTATAGCCGATTCCCCGCCTCCAGCGTAATCGCTCTTCTTGGGATTATGCTTGTTCACTGGCGGCTGTCTCGTGTACTTTTTCAATATCCCCCTTTCTGCAAGACGCAATCTCGTCTTCAACAAGCTTCTGTATTATCCCCTTATCAATCTCGCCCCACCTAACTCTTGCCTGTAATGCATTCTTGTATTTATGTAAGAGCCACAACTTGGGCGTGCAATTAATGGGGCAATGTTTATCAATCTCTTTGACGTACTTCACTTCGTCAAGAGTCGTCCACCTATCTCTCATTAAAACTGAATCCATATAATCTCCTATCTAACAAGCGATAAATTTGGCTGTTGTTCTGACAGAAATTCCTTCTTAAGTTTAATCTCGCGCCTATTAACAGATGTGCGACTAATGTTTAATTGGGACTGCTTATCGCTTAAATCCATCTGCTCAAGTTCAAGCCGAAAATCCTCATCTGATAATTTCTCCATAGCCTTCTCGAAGTCCGATTTAGTCATTTCTTCTTCCTCGCTTTCTTTATTATTTTCCTCTTAATTAAGGATTTTTGGTATTCCATTCCTTCTGGGGTTTTCTTCCACTGTTCTATACCCTCCATGTTGGAAAGGAAAAACTGCATATTCAAACATAACTTACACCGCTCGTTCCCAAAGTGATAACACTGTACCCATTTGGCACAACGGGGCGGAGGCTCGTGGCAGAGTGTAGCGCGGTTATCTAACATTTCTTTCATCCTTTCTTTAAATCACCGACCCTGAACCAAAGGTAATCTTCGGAGTTTAAATCAATGTCAGGTGTCGTTAAAAAATGCTCACACGAATGAAGATCGTACTCAAGGACTAGTCCATACTTCCCGAATACATCCCTTATATCCTTCTTAACTTTTCGTAGTTTTTCTGATTTATTCATTTAGAATTTTCCTGTTCTCTTATAGAGGGCATCAACAAATACGCCCCTAGCCTCATCGTCTGACTTGAGAGTTTGGAACACTTCCCTCGATACCTCGACATTAATTGTGTCAGATTCTTGGTCGTAGTTATAATAACCACCGTATATGGGGTCTTTTTGGCTAGATATAACCATCTTTGTTCCGGCAACGGGAGAAAGGGTTTTGACACCCCTAACCCCTACCGCCGTAGCTCCTGCACCTATGCCTAGCATCTTTAAGAATTTACGTCTGTTCATATTATCCTCCTTTTTAAATTCCATTAGATTCGTTATCCTCATTTATTCGCTTCTCTGCAATTTTGAAATACTCTGGATCAAGCTCAATGCCAATAAAATTACGGTTAAGATTTTTACAAGCAACACCTGTTGACCCTGAACCCATACAGTTATCTAAAACTAAATCTCCTTCGTTAGTATAAGTTTTGATAAGATATTCAAAGAGTGCTACTGGCTTTT